AGCCTGTTCAGCATACAGCTCAGCAGCTTCCTCAGAATCCTTAGCATTGGCTTCTGATGTAGCAGCTGCTTCCTTGCTCAGCTGAGCAGCTGTCTTGTAGGCCAGAGCATTGGCTTCTGACTCAGCTGCATCATCAGCAGATCCTTCAGCTGCTTCCTTAGCCGCAGTGGCCTGATTCAGAACATAGTCACATCTCTGCTGCAGTTCAATGTACCAGGCTTTTTCTGTAGGCTCCGGTATAATCTCACCACCATTGAGACCATCAAAGACCTCAATATCATATACTCTGGTCTTCCAGACATAATCATCACCTACAGCTTCAATGGAGAATGACAGCGTACCAACATCATAACAGGCTTCAGCAGGTACTACCCAGCCAAAGCGGATCTGCTCATCATTTCTCTCCACACAGCATGCCAGATTGATATCTGAATACTCACCTTCAGTGATGTAGATGATCTGCAGTGTCTTCTCTGACAGGTCTACACCATCATAGTATCTATCCATTATGAAGCGGATAAACTGAGATTTATTCTCTCCGGATACCATGATCTGCTCATCAATCTGCTGGAGCAGCTTGGTGGCCTTGTCTACTTCAAAGACCAGATCATCAGTATAGGTAGAATTGTCATAACCATCTACCCATTCCCATTCCATACTCATAGACTTTCACCTCCTTCTCTTATGCAGTTCTCTTCCACATGAACACACTCAGGAATGGTGGCATGATATTTACTGCCTGACCGCTTCCTGCAGATCCTGTGTTACCTGTACCAGCAGCTCCGGTAGTACCTCCACCTCCGGATGCTATGGTGATGGTATGAGTATGTGCACCTGCAGAAGATGTAGAATGATTCACATTACCATCAGCCTGAGCAGCATACTTAGCTGTACCTGTAGCAGCCTTCTTAGCTCTTGCTACTGTGTGAGAGTGAGCACCAGCAGAGCTGCATGAAGCAGTATGTGTATGATTAGGTGTGCTATGTGTATGAGATGGTCCGGTATGAGTATGAGCTGGCATCTGAGCTACTGTCAGAGTCACAGTCTCAGCTCCACCGGTCTGACCTACCTGATGTGCTGCAGATCTTCCTAAGAGGAATTTACCTTGAATCTCTTCCCATGTACCACCAAAGATGGTAGCAGGATTGAGATTAGTCACATTCATGTAGATGGATCCTACCGGATAGATCAGATCTGCCACTGTGGCCAGAGAAGGAATCTCTGTGAATACCTTGGTGACAGATGTGATCTGAGTGCCTTCAATCAGTACATGATACAGTGGCATGTCATCAATAGCAGCACCATTGTAGATATTGCCGGATGTCACTGCAGGAGCAGTAGGTGTAGATCCGGTATTGACTTCAGTACCCTTGATGACTTCCAGTGAAGCACTCTCAATACCAGTACTGGTATTCTTACTGTACCTCAGTGCTATGACATCAATTCTGGTCTTGTTCTGGTTACCATTCTGGATGGCAGCATCCTCTACTGAATTCTGTGGAATAATAATATGCCTACCCTGATCCACAGCATCTCCGGATCCGATCCTGACAAGATTGCTGGATTCTATGGAGTAGGCAAACCTTGTGCCGGTACCAAGTACATACTTGCCGGTACCACAGACACCGGCATTGAATCTGCCAGCATCAGCTGAGGATACATGGCCTTCTCCAGCATAACCTGTAATAAGTTCTATTGCCATTTATCCCACCTCATAAGATATTACAATGTCATCATTCTGGATCTTGATGATCTTCTTGACCACTTCCTGAATAGCATCCAGTCCGGTGACATTTTCAACAGTTCCAACGATATCACCCACATCATAGGTCTGCTCTGTCTCTTCCAGATCTATACCAAGCTCATCAGAAGCATGATATTCAGCCAGCTTCTCAATGGCATCAGACACCATCACAGCCATCCGGTCAAAATACTGCTTGAAGTACTTCCCGGATACCCATTCAGGAGCTACCTTCAGATCTGTCTGAGAATAGTAAGTATTGGCTGCCCATGTAGGAGCTGTATTACCCTTCTGCAGATAATATGTATTGGCTGCCCATGTAGGAGCCACAGTAGTATCCACTCTGGTGTACTTTGCCACTCCCTTCCATGCAGGAGCCTTCTCATGTGAGTGCTTAGTGTAGTATTTCTTGGCCTTCCAAGTAGGCACTTTATTCTTCTTGGTCTTCTCTACGTTGTACCACTTCTTATTCTTGTTTTTCTTCAGCTCTTTGGCTGTAGCCGGTCTGAAGTAGCTGCCATAATTGGTAGACCAGTCAGTAGGCTTGGAAGTCTGCCTGTCATAAGTGTAGTAGGTGATACCATCCACAGTCCTGTACTCAGATGTAGTACCATCATTGTAGATGTAATAATACTCACCATAGTTCTTCTTCCAGTCTGATGGCTGCTTAGTCTGCTTGGTGTACCTGGTATTGGTCACACCTGATACCTTATGATAGGTGCTGCCATCCTTGTAGTAATACTCTTCATAATCTACAGACCAGTTACCCGGCTTGGATGTCAGGAGCTGATATACAGTAGTACCTGTGACATTGGCATACTTGCCGGTCTGAGCATTGTAGGTGAAGTAGGATGAAAAGTTCTCAGTCCAGTCATATGGCTGCTTCTTCTGCAGGAGATATCCCACATCCACCATAGCAGCTTCTTTATAGGATCCTCCTACATCTACCTCTTCACCATCAATGATCTCAATCTTAGGCTCATACTGGAAGTAGTCTTCACAGTTAGTGGCCCAGTCATCCGGCTTAGATGCCAGTGGCACATAATTGGTAGTTATCTCAGCATTAGGTACATCATAGGACTCCATGACTTCATCCTGATCCACCATGACCTTCTGTGATTCATCCAGGATATAATCATCATCCTTCACCGGATCTGTGATACCAGGCTTCAGGTAAGGCTGCACTCCACCATGCTCATCAGTGAAAATGTGAATCACAGCTCTATCCTTCAGATCACCCTGACCAAGACATACCATGTGATTGACCGGCCTGAAATTCTTCTGTAGTGTGAAGTCCACCTGAGAAGTATCAAACTCTTCATCCTGAGAGTAGTCATACCTTGGCTCAGCTGACAGGATGATCATGCCATTGCTCCAGCGGATCCGGAGCTTAGCATGGAATTCCTTCAGCATCTTCTTGATACCAGAATATGCATAGCAGTACCTGTCCATCTGGTAGGCCACTATATCAATACCTGAGTCTTCACTGGATGCCATGAAGAGGGAAGAGAGACCTATCCGGTCAATGATCTCCTGAAGTACATCATTGGCTTCACCTGCCAGTACCAGGAAATCATCACCCGGATCCGGACAGATGACCTTCTTTTCCAGAATGCCATGCCATGTCCGGCCCTTGTAGATGATCTCATCAGATTCAGTAGCTACCCGGATAGAGTCTACAATACCTCCGTATTCCTCATTCTCAACATAGATGAAGTATCCCTTACTGCAGCAGTGATCTCTTCTGTCTACTGCACACTGGAAGTCATTTTCATCAGTGCCATAAGCCATATCAAGAGAGTAAGACTGAAGGACACCAAGATCTTTCCTTGTTTCATCAGCATAGATCAAATCCATTCAGGCTCACCTCTCTCATCAAATAAAGTAATATCCACCTTCAGATTCTTATCCCTGCTGATGGCAGTACTGCCTTCCGGGATCAGTTCAAAGATATAAGACTCTCTGGATCTGAGATGGAATATGTTTTCAACATTACCATAGATGTCATACTGCAGGATCTTCTTGGTCAGTGAATTGACTGTAGCATATTCACCTTCTTCCAGATCTGTAAGAAGCTCATAATCATGATCTCCTACAGTTACTGATGGATTTTGAGCCGGTCCATAAAACTTCAGCTCAAAATTGGCTTTATCTATGCAGTCATTCTCAATGACCTCAATTACTTCCTCCAGATCATAGTCAAAATCATCATAATCCAGTACTGAATCATCATAATCCAGAGATCCGGCATTCTCTCCCAGATCCAGATACTGATAGGTCTTTTTCCTTACCCAGTACGGATATACAGAGATGAATCTGACTTCACGCTCTACAGCTTCAAATAGTTCTTCAAAATCATCATTAGATGTCTCTACAGCAAAGACCTCTTTATAGAAGCCATTCCACCAGAGCTTACCCGGCTTCAGCTGCCGGATGTCTCTGTCAAAGGTCCTATGGATGTCATACATGACCTTATTGAAGCCTTCAGCATCTTCTGCCATGATTGACAGCTTCAGAGATGCTTCCTGAGTATCCTTAAAGAATCTCTTTACTCTTCCAAGGCCATTGACTCCTGAAATAGTAGAATAACTCCACTTGTTATCTGTCAGAGTCTCCGGAGATTGTGCAAAGACAGGATACTTCATGAAGTCAATGATAGATCCATCAGACCCTTCATAATAAAGTGTCATCATTACACAACCTCCCTTACTGCTCTTCCAAACTCTCTGCCATTCAGCTCAATGGTGATTCCCATCTTTGCACATGCATTGGCAAATACCTCAGCCATCAGTGAATAATCAATAGGCTGTGGCATGTACTTCTGTACAGCTACACTAATGTAGTCCTGCAGTGTGCTGATAGGGGATACAGCTTCCGGTCCTGCTTCACCTACACCATGCCAGCTGTTAAGAGCCGGGAATAATGTAGGAGTATCAAAGATAACACCTTTAGCATGCCAGCTGACTGAGAAGTGAGGAAGGGATCCTTTACCACCTATACCAAAAGGAGCCTTACCACCGGATACACTGATG